AGATAGTCTTGGTCCAAATAGTACACAAATTTTTTATTATGCATATGATCAACATAGTAACGTATTAATTTTATCAAAAAGTTTAACGGATATTTCAGGCAATAATATTTGTGAATTTGTAGGTTATACTCCAGGTCCAAATCCTACCCTTGCATTCCTTAAGCCAGTTCAAGGAGGCAATACTCCCTATCCACCAACAGCAGCTTGGTTGTGTATGGCCAAGCCTGGCGCAAAGACGGATACACTCTTATATGATGCTTGGGTTAGCTATCAACGCAATTTTAAAACTAATACCCAAGATATTAATGTTGATAGAAGTATAGCAACAGTTAATTCAAATCTTTTAGTTAATTCTCAATATAATAATGTTGTAACAGATGGTCAACTTAACGTTAATCTTTTATCTTTAAAAAATACAAATACCCCTGAAGGATATCAAGGTCGCGGTAATCCTTTCCAAGCCAATCGCTCAAATTATTTTACTGAAGATGATGCTAGCTCAAGACAGTATCAAAAATTGTTTACTGGGTCCAATCAGTTAAAAGGCGACGATAATATTAGCTTAGGTTATCAAGCTTATACATCCAACTTAATTTTACCTGCTGATAAGACAACATTCTTTCATACACCACAATTTCTCTATCCCTATGTTAATATAAATGTTGCCAACGCAGGATTTATTGAGGCAGGTGCAATTGCAGGCGATCACCCGATGAAGTCAGATAAGATTTTTAAGAAACTTGCATCGGCTAAGTATACATCACCATTTGGTACAGTTTCTAATGAAACAAATGGTTCATTTTTATGTAGTTGGTTATCAGGTAGTACAAATGTAATAACCGAACCGATTTGGGTTGATAGATATTATAATCCATCAACTATTAGTTATATAGCTGCACTTACCGGTGCGTCTGTTAATTATGTTACATCATTTGCTACTTTATTATCATCTGTTTCAAGTATTATAGGTAATATAACAGTATTTGATATACCATCACAGCTAACACTGGAGCCCGGTGCCTATTATGCATATCAACACATAGGTAATAGTTATATTAACCAGTATATTCAGTCCTTTAATCCGTATTTGGTGGATAATAGTTTTTCAGCGTATTTAAAAACCGATGACAGTAATGTACTACCAGCTGGATTAACAGCAAATGAGTTTATATTCAATGGTAACCAATACACTATTAGTAATTCTCTTTCTACAATTGATTTATCTAATCAATTTACATTATCTTTTTACGGTAATAGTACAAATTGGCAAAAACCTCTTGGATATCAATTAGCTGGTAATTTTGTGCATGATGGATTTGGTATTTTTAATACTAATAACATTACACCCACCTTATTTGTTAGTGGTTTAACTAGTCTTAACATTTTAAACACTAGTTTGACACCACTAAAAACAATTAACTACACCTCAACACCTCTTGGGTTTATGAGACTCGAAGGAATGCGTGATTATTATGGTATTTTTAATGATGGTACATTTGTAAGATATGATGTAGCGGATATACCTTTAATTTCTATAACAAATCCGTTATTAGAATATGCTGTTAGTTTTGATTATACAGCAGATACGGGTTATATACTCTGTAGTTCACCTACAACTACAAATATTTTGCAAGCTGACCTTATTAACGCTACATTAACTGATGTAACTTCAACGTTTAATAACATATATTATGCCCCTGGATGTAATATCGATACAGCAAATACAATAACCTATTATAATAATAGTTTATATCTAACATTAGGTGATCAGGCACGTTTAAATAATGGATTTATATATTATCTATCACCTGATTATACCTCAATTTTAAAATGGGATACTACACTCTTACAGGTTACTACTGCGTTTAAATCTTATTCAGCATTTGCTGATTACAATTTTGATTTTAATAATAATATTTGGATATTAGATAGTCAAAAAAACTATTATGCATATTCATCTAGTAGAGCATTATTATTATCCGGCTCTTTTAGTCCAAATAGTACGCAAATAATACCATTTAATTTCGTTGGAGATGGTATAACAACTACTTTTACTCTTACAGGTAATGGTTATTCGTTAAATCCTTCTGATTACAGTTTAAATTATCAATATACAACAACTTTAAGTGCTATATCTTCAATTATTAATTCACAAGGTGTTATTATAGCTGCAAATATCTATTCATTAGATACAGTACAGTATAGCGGTACGTATAAACCTAATCTCGATTATACAATTGGTAATAATCAAATTATTTTTAATACAGCTCCAGGGTTAGGATATAATATATCTGGTAATACAACAATTTCTATTGATACATATAGTAATAATACCATTAATATATTAAATGATATTACTCCAACAGGATTAAGTCAAACGGTTGTTGTAGCTCGTAATGGATATAATCCAAATACATCATTATCAGGGTATCAAATAAATGTTATAGCGTTAACCGGTGGTGTTATATCGAATACAATTGTAGATACACCTGTTAATTTTAACTTTGATAGCACTACTAACGATAATTACATACAGAATTATGTCCATGCTGTATATGGTGACGCTAATTTAAACGTAAAAGCAGTATTAACTAATGTTTATAATAGTGCCGATACACTTACTACCGAAATAATTACTTCACTGTCAGGTCTCGATCCTGGGCCACACCATTTTGCCGTACGTTTTGATAGTTATCACGGTGAGATGACACTTTTTATTGACGGGCAAGAAGTGGGTAACACTTATTTTCAACCGAGAAAATATAAATTTAGTAATTTAATTAAACGACCATTTATGTTTGGTACTGCTACATTCAAAAATAATGTACCACTATTTAAATACCTTAAAAATAAAAATTATTTAGTTAATAATTTAACTATTACTAATTATAATCTGTATAATACATCATTAAATGATTTTGATATAATGAGTCTTACCCGTCAGGGTATGATGATACAGGATCTTGTAGTAGATATACCTTGTGGTCGTAGAAATTATGTTGAAGAAATTGAAAGATACTTTAAAGCAACAGTACCGGGTTCAAAATCTACTTTATATAATTTAAATATCATAAATACTGGTATAACTGATCCTTCTCTACAGCAAGCACTTCAAACAAGAATTTTAACAGAGCTTAATAATACAGCTCCTGTATATTCACAAATTAATAAAATTAATTGGATAAATTAACATGAATATAGCAGACATAGCCAGTCAAGTTGGAACAGTATATGACCGTACGCTTCATACATCATTAACTTTACCTTATTCAGGATTTGAAGCAATATCTATTGCAGAAAATGATGTTGTAACTACTGCTGTTATTAATAACGCGTTTAACAAGCTATATAGTAATTATATTCAGTTATATCGCTATAGTAATGTAGCATCAAATGTTATTCCTATTTCATCCATTGGATTTGTAGGTAATATTCTACCAAATACGCAATTAAGTTGGTATACAACTTCTCAATTTATTTCATCAAGTCAATTTTCTCCGTTATCAACAACTGGTTACTCAAATCTCGATAATACTTCAGTTATAACTGGTGGTTTAAATACATCTGTTAGTCCAAACTATTATACATTTTTTACTTCTTCCGGTACTGACCTTGTTGCATTAACGGGTGATGTAAATTTACAAAATGTATCAGTTGCCCTTAGTACAAATACTACTGCTTTATTTTCAAATGTTTATTTTACAGGTATTAATAAAATTGTACTCGATCCAAATACAAATTACTTGTATGTTGTTGACTTAAGTGCTAATTTAATACATCAATTTAACGCAACAGGGTTTTTAACAAATAATAATGTATTAGCTAATAAATTGGTCTATGTAAGAAGTATAGGTGGTAGTGGTACATATGATAATGCTTTATTGTATAATAAGCCGGAAAGTCTTGCAATATATAATTCAAATTTATATGTACTCGATTCGGGTAATGGTTGCATTAAGCAGTATGACACTGATTTTAATTGGATAACAACCCATAGATTGTTTAGAGATTTTAATAATAATTATCCAATTGATATATCTGTTAATAATAGTGGCAATGTCTACGTATTAACCAATAATAACAAACTTATTGGATATAACAGCATTTTTACATCATCTACTGCAACATTATTACCGTTATTGCCTGATGGCGAGTATTATCAGAGTATAACTACGTCTACTACAAATGCAGATATTTTTTATCTTGTGACAAATAAAAATGTTTATAAAAAATTCTACAGTTCAATACAAGATACAATAGGTAGTTATTTATTTTACAGATTTAACGTTGTATCAGAAAATATAAAAGCGTTTACTTCTATTGTTAATACTCAGAATAATGATAATAATGTTATTTTTAGTACGTATAATAATGCTGGTAAATTTGGCGTGTACTACGATAATATAAATCTTGATACTGTTCTTGTAACAGACAATTTTGATGTTTATCCGTTAAGTTCGTTGCAAATTAATACAGATGAATATGTACAGAATTGGGTGTTTAATAAATCACTCGCAAAATTAATAATTAATCATACTCGTCTTCGTGATCTCATTTATAGTAAATTTTTATACGAGCCTGATACTAGAGGTACTCTTATTTTTCAAGGTACACGCTATCTAACTTCGCAAGAGATGATTGACGCAACATTTGATCAAAATGTAATAAACTTTATTGGTTGCAATGAAATTTTTCAAAATACTATTCTTAATCGTTGTTTAAAAATTATTTTTGATGCACAAGTTTCAATTTTTAATACACTGCAATTAGATGTTAGGGTAGCACCTGATTTAAATATCCCAATATATATTAATTGATAATTAGTATATCTTCATAAATAATTACAATGGCTAATGTATCAATAGTAAAGGTTAAAGTCAGACGTGGAACTGATGCTCAACGTCAGCAAATTATCCTCGATCAGGGTGAGTTAGGATTTACTATCGACTCTGGACGTCTCTTTGTTGGTGATGGTTCAACAGTAGGTGGTATATGTCCAGCTATCAAATTCTATACTATTAATAGTATATCTCAAAGTTTTATTAATCAAACATGTCAGTATGTACAGTTAAATGATATAGTTTATGATACTAATACTACTTGTTTTTATTATTTGAGCAGTACACCAGGTACGAATTTTGCTAATTACGCAATATTACCGATACTAACACAATACAATGCTCGTACAATTTTACCTACAGTATCTGGTGGATTGTCTACAGGGTCATTATGGATTAATACATCAGTTCTACCAAATACATTAAGTGTAATATAATATATGGCAATTACAATAACAACAGACACAGTAGTTAAGATTATAGTTCGTAATGGAACTGATAGTCAAAGAAAAACTAATGTTATTTTTTCGCAAGGTGAGTTAGGCTATACTACTGATACAACTAGATTGTTTGTAGGTGACGGTATTACGTTGGGAGGTAACCCTGTTGGAGTGAGAAATTTTAATTATGTACCTAGTGGTCGCAATAGTGTTACATCACCTCAAGTTGGTGATATAGTTCTTGATTTTGATGCTTCAAAAGTACAAACATTGTATACTTACACAAGTGCAAATACATGGTCCCCTGCTGCTAATTACTTTCAAGCTGATAATAATACATTAAAAAATAATAATGGTATATGGAGTGTAAATACACTTTTATTATCCAGTGGTGTTGCCTCTATAGCTTCTGCTATAAATTTAATTTCAACTACAAGTGGCTACTGGAATACAACAACACAGATTGTAACAGCTGTTAATCCAAGTAGTATTCTTGCTAATACAGATACTGTTAAAACAGGTAAAGCTACAAGCGTACCTCTTCTTAATAATCAAATAGTTGGTCTTGGTAGTAATGTACCGGCTAGTGTCGTACGAGGGATGAATCTTAGTGGATCCAATGGCATTACCATTGGATCAGATCCATATAATTTTATAATTGATGGATCACCGTTACAATCACAAATTACAACACTTTCGTCAAGTGTATATAATGCTCAGTATGATATAAATGATATTGGAACAACATTTTATAAAGAAACGAGTTTTGTTTATGGTGTAGATTGTTCTAAAGGTACAGCAGGTTTTTCTAATATGTGGCAAAACGTAATGGCAGATTCAGGAAGTAATCCTTTAAGAGTGTCTGTCACAACTGGTAGTCGTCCGCGTATGGTATATGTAGAGGGCAGACTTTTTGTTAGAATGGGTGCCAACGCAACTACTAATTGGGCAAGATTAGGTACATTTACTACAACAACACCTAGTGCCTTTGATCAACTTAGCTGGACTAATGTTACAGGATCTTTTCCATTATTATCTCCACCATACAGAGCGTATACAACTGCAACTCGCCCGTTAAGTGTTCTTGATGTAGCAGCGTGGGAGGGAATACCATCGTATTCTCAAGGTCAAGAAGTGTATCTACGTTCTTATTACTACATGCCTGCAAATACTACTACAGTTTTTGGGTTACAAACATTTTTATTTGCAACACCTGGTAATGGTTGGTTTGAATTAAATGGCTGGCAAACCGGAGCAGCAAAATATGGTCAAGATGGACCGAGAAATGAGTTCGGATTTACAAGTTCAGCAACAGCAGGTTCACCTCCTAATTATCTTCCTAATTATAAGGGTATATATGCATGGGGACAAGATCCTGTTTCACAAAACGGCACATATTTTTATAATGGAGCTCCTGGTTCGTCTGCAGCGTACCCACAAACAAACCCTGGTATTCATAATAATAACACTACAGCCGCAACTCTATTTGCTGACATGCAAAATTTATACGATAATAATGGAAATATTATTCAACAAAATTCATGGGGCGTTAAGAATGTTTCTTATATTCGTGCTGTATTTATTGGGTAATGATTACTGATAAAATATTATCTTTTCTTTGTATGAGTCTTGGTGTCTCATATATGTGGAGTTTTTCAACAATTTTTAAACCAGTTCGCAATTTAGTTTCAAAAATACCTATTATTAGTATACCTCTTTTATGTCCAGAATGCAGTGCATTTTGGTTTGGCTTATTAACTTCGTTTTTATATAATCCTATAGCTTTACTAATTTTTACGCCTTCAATTTCTAATATACTATGTGGAGTTATAACATATTTCTTTGCATCAATTTTATATAAAAAGATCTTTCTACAATAAATAATAATATATGCCAAGTCCTGACAATAGTGATAATTCCTCAGTAGTATATAACTTTGAACAATTAGAAAACGGTAAATTTATTCCCTTGTTTGGTGATAGTAGATTTCCATCTGTATCTGTTACGGCAGTAACTCATTATCCTGATACAACACAGGCGTTTCCAAATAATTCATTATCAAATGCATTAACAGCTACTACAATTTATCCAAAAGTTGCAGTTTTAACTTATAATGTCAATCAAGGTGATTCATCCGGATTAGGTATTCCTCAATACGATTACGTTCAGTTTACTCTTAATGCAGGTGGATACCCTGTTAACTCTCTATACTATGTTAATGGTCCAACCGGTACTTTGATAACTGCAGTATCAACAGGATACACTAGTTCAAACGCTGTGTCATCAATTTGGAAATACTTTCAGCTTTCAGCTTATAATTATTAATATATGGCAAATAATGAGAATGCTACTCATGGCGGTTCAAGTGATAATGAGAGTGTTTCACAAAAACTTGTAGCGCACCAAACATCTACAGTTAGAAAAGCGGTTATTCATACACGCCCATCCGTTAATACAACAGAAATAATTGTTCGTACATTATTTCCTGATCAATAAAAGTTGATTTCTTAATCGCCATTATGTAATTATATACATGAAGCGTATTCTTATTTTAGCAGCCATAGCTGCTTTTCTTGTTTCTTGTACATATTATACTGAGAAACAATCCGAAGCTCTCAGTCAAAATGTATATGCAACGTCTGATTCTTTAATTAAGAAGCGTGTTGATCTTGCTTATTACTATTCAAATGAAACAACAAAACTTGTAAAAACACCGAAACATAGAATTCCTATTCAATCAGTATATGAAGCTGATAAAGTTGTTAAAAATTCACCTAAAAAAGGTAAAACAGCTGTGGTCTTAGTACCAGATCAATATAAAGATGAAAGAGTTGTAGTTGTTGGTTCGTCTGATTATCAAGCTTTATTAAAAAATAGAGCCATTAATGAACAGCTTAAGAAAGATAACGCTAATCTTGTAAAGGATAATCAAAATACAATAAATGAACTTAAACATCAAAAAGAAATGAAAGATATTATTATTAAAAACGCTGAAACTCTTCAAACACGTGTTTATAAGCTAGAAGCATCAAATTTACGTAAGAGTATAGCTATTATTGTATTAGTTACTGCTATTTTAGGCTATATCTGGTTGAGAGCCAGTAGGTTCCTTCTATTTTAATCAAAAAATAGACTTGTACCATAAATATTATTATGGACGATCTTATACAAAATATAGAATCCACTATAAATAATACGGTTTCAGCGTTTGAACCAAAAGTTCATGAAGCTATTACTGTTGCTACACCTAAACTTAATACAGCTACTTCAATAGTATCCAAAGCATTTAATTCATTCTTTGATTGGGTAGCTTTACACCCAAAAACATCCCTTGTTATTGCTATCTTTATCTTAGGGTTTCTTTGCGGTATTCTTTTCTAAGTATGGATCAGGATTATAGACCACACTCAAACTATCTCTTCTATGCTATATGTGTTTATAGCTTAATATTTGGCGTAGTTATAGCACGTTGTATACTTTTCCATTTACATGGATAAGTAATTATGTATGTCTGAGGAAAGAAAACTTTTTACAAAAGAAAAATTCTGTGAAGGAAACAGACAAAAGTGGCTTATTGTTTTCCTTATATATCTGACCATAATAATGAGCTTAGATGCTTTTCATTTATTAAGAGATGTTACACCTTATCTTACATTTTTAACGTTTCTAGCAGGTGCTTTTATTCTTGGTTACTCTGGTACCGAAACAATGAAACTTTTTAGATCGAATTCCATTAGTGAAAATCAAAATATAACAAGTAATCAAAGCAGTTTGTTTAATGAAAACAGAAATATTAATGTTAGTGAGCAATTTTTAACAAATAACACTAAAGAAGGTGATTATAATATTCAAAATGTTAATATATGAAATACCCATCACCTGATGCATTAAATCTTATTCTTGAATATGAAGTTGGTGGTAATGAATCATATTATAACAAATACCTAACACATCCAACTTGGCCAGGAGGTGCGTCAGGAACAACACTTGGTATAGGTATTGATTGTGGTTATTATACACCAGATGAGCTTTCAAGAATTTTTGGCTTTTTACCGTCTGATCAACTTGAAGCTGTAAGACGTGCTTCTGGTAAGACCGGGCAAGCAGGTAGAGAGTATGTACAACAAATAAAACCGCTTAATATTACCGTTGATTGGAATCACGCTGTACATATATTCAATACTTTAACATGGCCTAAGTTTGCTAATCTTGCTGAGAAAGCTTTTCCAGGTCTTGATCAGCTTTGTGATAATGCTTACGGAGCCCTTGTCTCCCTTGTTTTTAATCGAGGAACGAGTATGACAGGAGATAGTCGTCTCGAAATGAGAGACATAAAGCTCCTTGTGCCAAAGCGTGATTATAGAGGTATTGCAGAGGAGTTACGAAAAATGAAGCGTATATGGGAAGGTAAGGGTCTTGATGGATTGCTTGCAAGAAGAGAGGCAGAGGCGAAACTAGTAGAAACCTGTATATGAGTATATATAACGATTTTTTTAATTTAGAAGGGCCGTGTCCTGAATCAATTAAAGATTGTTTAGAGTTACGTGCTCAATATCAAACTGAGGTTAATAAGCTTGTAGCTGATAATAATTGTAATGGCTGTCAGGCAATAAATTTAAAAGCCGAATATCAAACAAAAATCTGGAAAACGTATATGGACTCTTTAATTATACGTGTTTAAAGGCTTTATAGTATTTACAAAATTTTGCTAAGTGTTGTTTTGTAAATCTGCGTGCATCTACTTCATGTTCATTACGAAAGTATGCATGACGATTTAAATCAACGTCTTCCTGATTGTAAGTAAGTTGAGTATGACTAACTTTATAGATTCTATTTTGCATCCAATGTCTAAACTCATGTAAATAATGCTCAAACAACGCTCTTTCTTTTTGTTTATAAGATTTTGCCTTTGTTCTCGGCTCGTCACAGAGATATATTTTGTTAGAATAAAACTTATAACCGCTCTCATCAGCCCCTACATCTACTTGTACTATTAATGTTATTTTTCTAGTAATTGCACCAGGTTCAACTTCAGCAAATAGCATAGAGGTGGCAGCTCCCATAGATTTTACATCGTAATTATGCTCCTTAAACCAATCTACTGATTTTGGAGTAGGTTTGAGAGTAAAAATATACATAAAAGTTGAATTTACTATAATTTATCACTAATATAATAATATTATATGGGTAAAAACGCAAGCGAAGAATTTACTACTGAACTTACAATTGGTGATCTTAAAAATATTGTGATTGTAATTAATGCCGTACAAAATAAAACAGCTGATCTTATTACTGAAACAGATACACAAACTCTCAGTAAGATAAGTGAAAAGATTACTAAGTTTCTTGCATCTATTAACGAGTCCATCCTTATTTCATAAGGATTCACACAAAATAATATGTAGGTAATATTGAATAAATATTACTATACATGTCAGTTTCTAAAATAGTTACATCTATATGTGAAGAATTCACCGATGTTATTCTTGTTGACCACAATAAGAATAGCATTATTATTAATGTTAAAAAACAATGGTTTAAAGCTCTTAATATTCGGTTAATGTCGTTAAATTTTAAACTTGTTCATAAGACAACTATAAAGACAGGGTATACATGTACATACGTTCTTGAAAAATAAAACTTGAAATTATTGACAGAAGATATATAATAGGTAAATGTTAGTATTTGATCCTATTAATCACTCGTATAAAAATGAATTTACTGGTGAAATTTATAATTCAGTAACAAGAGTTATTCATAAGTTTAAAAAGCCATTTGACTCCGAGGGCACAGCTAGTAGGGTAGCTAAAAGAGAGGGAATTACAAAGCAAGAAGTACTTGATCGATGGAAGATTGCTAACGATAAGAGTAAGGATATCGGTACTGATTTTCATGCTGTTATTGAAAAATATTTAAAAACTGGCACGTTTGATCCAGAGTATACGGTTTTTATTCAAGCATTTTTAGATTTAGACATTGTCAATAAGAAAGATGATTTACTTGTTGAACATAAGCTTCACTCTCATGATTTTAAACTAGCAGGTACTGCGGATTTAATTAGAAACGAAAAAAATGGTGGATTTAGCGTTTTTGATCTTAAGACAAACAAAAAGTTCAATATGTTTAACCCATATAATGAATTTCTCCTCTCACCACTTGATCATTTAACAGCCAGTGAATACTCAATTTATAGTCTACAACTATCAACCTATGCATACATGTATCAATGTATAACTGGCAGACGTGTAAATACTATTGGTGTATTCTATTATGATAGAATAACTGAAAAATTTACATACTATCCAATGTCATATAAAAAATATGATGTATTAGCTATGCTTAATTATTATAAAATAAATGAACTTTATCGATCAAATCATTCTGAATAGTCAAGTTAAAGAAGCTAAGCTCTACGGACCATCTAAAAAAGCAGCTGAACGTCCAGAGACAGGAATTACTATTCAAACACCTGCTGCTTTTCATGTTATTAAAGATTGCGCTACATTAGCTAACAAATATTTACCTCATTATGTTTTTGGTACATATGCAAACCCTTTTGAAGTATTAAAAGGTAAATTTAATCGTAAAGATATTGAAGAGTTTGTATCAGCTGCTATGGCAGATATTGTTCTCAATCAACTTATGACTCTAATATTAGAGAAAATTCGTAAGTCTCCGTACATGCCTGTAGAATCCAATATAATAGCAAATGCTGAATCAATTAATACTTCAGATCCGTACGGTGATTATGAATCTGCTAATGTTGTTGTTACAACAAGTAAGCAACTTGATCCTATTTCCTTGCTTTGTGCAGCGTTTGGTGTATAAATATATCTATAACAATGAAACTGTTTGCTCCATTTTTAAGTATACAAAATCAAATTAAGGTTTTTCACTGGCAGACAGAGAGTTATGCTCAGCATAAAGCATTTGATAAAACATATAAGCAAATAAGTGACTTAATAGATACATTTGTTGAGATATACATGGGTAAATATGGTCGTTCAAAAGCTAAATTTAGATATAATATTGAATTAGAAAATATTGATGATGGTTATATGACGATGATTGATTCATATGTAGATTTTCTTATTGGTCTTAATGACGAGCTTGATAGTGTTAATGATTCTGATCTTCTAAATGTAAGAGATGAGATGCTTGGTGTATTCAATAGATTAAAATATTTGCTGTCATTGCATTAATTTTTTGTTCTTTTATTGAAAAAGGTTTCTTCTAGAGACTAATTAATTAAAAGTATGCAATTGCTCAAAGTTTTTAAAAAATTTACCAATCAAATTTTTGGTATAAAAGAAGTAGAGCATGTATATCCTATTCTCAAGACAACAGCACAGCTTGTAGCAGAGGGTAAGGGAGCTCAAATACCTGGAAGACGGTATCGTAATACAAATAATAGTTACGGTACAACAATGAAGCCACCAGCCTCTTGAGTAATAAGATATATCGCTGTTTGATCAATTAAGAATTCATTGACATAATTAATAATATTAAATGTAAATGTTGAATCTCCTGTATTTACAAAACCAATTGAACTTTTAAATCCGTTACCATAACTATTACCCAATACGTCATACGTACTCAATGATGGTAAAATAAAAGTACTTGTTGTATTGTATGTACCGAAATTTTGATGTAACGTACTACTAGATGGTTTGTATAGTGTTGAAGATATAATTTTTAATATTCCATTTATATATCTAAATTTAACATTAACAGTATAAAACGCTTTAGCTGTATCTTTACAAAGATATGTTAAATCATACACATCTGTTGAACTGTTATAACTCAATATTGGTTTTTCAACTTCAACAATATCGATACTTATATTAGTACTTGAAAGTGAATATTGAATAACTGAACTTAAAGCAATATTTTGATCTGCTGTAGTAGGGTATACTTGTAATGGTTGCGGAAAATTGAGATCAACTATGTATATCTTTGGATAAACAATTTTATAATTTGTAGCACTTAATTGGTTATAAAGTTTTGTTTGACAGACAATTAATTGATTCTTTGTTTCGTTAAACCATACGTTAGAGAATTTTTCAAACTGCTGATTATAACCGCGATATAGATAGCTATACGTTACAGAGTTTGAACTACATTGATTATTTGTGTAGTTAAAACGTATTTTATCAAAAATTAAATTATTTGCTGTTTCAATTTGAATAACGTCATAATAAACATCAAAGTTTAAAATACCGTTTGTTACAATTTCATTATAAAGAGTTATATTTGATTGTGTATTAGCGGCATCAAATGTACTAATAGATTGATATTTTGTTAAAATAGCACTTAATGGGCTATTGTTGATAGTATTTGTGTTAACACTGTCGGGTGCTCTACAATATAGATAACCGGTTGTATTATTGCGTTGATTATACAGTGAGGTTATAGGTGTATTTGATAGTGAAGGTAGTAAGCTAAAGTCGAGAGTTGAACTAACAGCAGGTACAGTACTAACAAATGTATTTTGCTCTATATAGTCATAATTATATTGAACAGGTGTCGTTGGATCATAATTAGTAATTATGTTTAAATTATTATCATAATAATCAACCACAAAATGATATCCATCATAGAGCGGTAAATTAGTTGGTTGTCCAAGAAATGATGCTATATTTCCTGCTATAGCAGGATTTCCGTTTAAATCTGTACCACACTCTACAAGTGTATTATAATAATATGCATTATTAGCTACATACGATGTACTGTTACTTAAAGGTGAATCAGACCAGTATGCACTTGTTGGACTTATGAATGTTTGACATTCAAGAGTATTGACAATAAAATTAGAACTAACATAACTCGGTGAAAAGGCTTCAAAACGAAATCCGTATGATTGTATTACGATAGTAGCCTGAGAACTGTTATTATTAAATGAACCTGCACTTAATATATTAGTTGGGTCGAGTGCAGTTGTATAAACAAATTGATTATTATCAAGTACAAGATCTGTAATAGAAGAATTAGGTATAACTGGACTAGAGAGTGGTGTTTTATATGTATTTAAATTTTTATAAAGACCGTATTGATTACCGTAAATATCACTCTTAAACTGTACTAAACTATTATTGATTGTTATGAGACTATTTGCTCGTTGATCCACAGGATACTGTCCAACGGGTGTCAGAGGATATACATCAATATTATTCCAAATACTATCAAGACCACCAGTAAAGAAATCCTGATAATCTGTATATCTTGAAATACCAAAATTAGATTGATCTAAAGTTTGTTCACGTGATTGATAGCTTCTAAAAAGTTGGTAATACGGATTACTATCAACATCACCAAAACGATATTGATTTGAAAAATCGACTTTATTAAAATAATTTTTTTCAAAAAAGCTTAACGGTGTTATAAAATTTTGTTGGGTATTACTTGTTACATTACCATATTTTGCAGGGTCTGGAAAGTAGTAAACAGTATTTGGTTTGAGATTGTTTAAATTGACAGAAGCTGAAAAATTAAAATTAGTAAAATGTAACAAACCTATTTTATCAGGTTTAAAAAATAATCCCATTTCTTTGCCTGTATTTAAAAACTCCTGACTGGGTACAGAAGCAATTGTTGGATAGCGTTTATTTAATACGTTTGCAAATTCAGAATTAGCGGCAAAGAGCTGTCCTGAAGTAAATGTAGTTAAAGTAGAATCAGTAATAACATAATAAAAATCTGCACCTATATATTTTTCTTGATTTGTTATTTCTGTATTAAGTGTTAAATCTCTACTATTACCTGTATTAACATTATTAATGTAATCGCTATCTTTTAATAATCCTAGTTGATTAGGTTGAACTGCAGGGGCAATTGCTAACTGTAATCCAAGTTGCGCAGTATAGATTGGATATTGTAAAATTGCATTTACAATACTTTGGCTAAAATCTAAAGTTAAATATGGATCAATATTATTTTGATTTGCTGCAAAAAATGTCTGTCTTAAATCTCCTGAAACATCATAAGCGGATGTTGGTAGCGTTGGATTTGTATCAAAATAATCAGGAGTTAAATCATATATATCCTCAATATCTAAAACTATATTATTTCTTATTGAAGAAATAGAGAGATTCAGAGTTGCGATTGTACTTGTTAAATCTTGAGATTGTAAAGCATTCGAAATAGTATTATATAATAGTGTTTTGACGCCAATATTAGATCCCTTTAAATTGTATTGTGTTGTAGCTGTTTGAGCAGTTTCACGTAAATTAACATAATACAAGCAAACATCTTTTATTTTTTTTGAAAAGAACGGTACAGCTATTGCAAGATCTCTTGGATTAGTTACATCGAGATTTGTAAGATATCGTTGTTCCTCTACAGTTGAGTAATTAATTAAAATTTCGTTAATTAAATTAACATAAAGATTTTGTATAGAACTAGCTGTTTGAGCTACAGATACACCTTGTACTGCATACCAGCTACTAACGTATATTTGATAAAGATTTAATGCATTTTCAGGTGTTGTATAAATTGATTTATTATATGGTAACCATTGAATGAAAGTAAGCGGTTGTGTACGATCGACAGCATTTGTAGCGTTAACACCTAAAGTGGTAATTGAATCAAAAGTTATAAGTTGGGTTTGTGTTACAACCATGTTGGTAATTATTTAATTTAAACTAAAGGGATATATGTTGGTGAGTTAGCTCCCTGATTATTATAAAATATATTAGATATTTGTGGATTACCGGAAATTGATACAGTTTCCATATCACTAATGAGACCGGAAGATAAAGGATATGTATATGATCGCGCTGTTAACTCCGCTACACTAGATACTAACCCCACATTATGAAAATTATTATTAATATAATAAATATTTCCAGCATCATTGCGCACAGCAGGAAATAACCATCCTTTTATAATAAAACTTGTATCGGCAACGACTTTATATTTTTCAGTAGCATTTATATCAGTTGGATATGTTAAATTAATATTACCGTCCCAGAGAACTTCACTACGAATTTCTTGTGGTGTAGTGAATCCATTTGATACAAGTGCTTCTGGAAGTTTCCATGACAGTATAATATAAGGATTATTATATGGGACAAAATTTGAGATAATTTGGTCCATGTCTGATTGAAACTTAGTCAATATAGACATTGAAACGCTTATATTAACAGGGACTGGTGAATTATAAAATGCTGTTGATGGTTGTCCATCGCCATCTGATAGGCCTCTTGGTACATAATACCCATCTAGCTTATTAAACACTCTATTAACATCTCTTGATATAGATGTCATATTTATGGCTACAACAGGAACTGTAATATTTTGTGCAAGATTTACTAAATCATACATAACTCTCTGTTTTGGAGAGTAAACATAACGGACTTGAACGCTATTTATTGCGTTACGATTTTTATCATATCTTTTGATAATAATATCATCAAAAGCTGCAACAAATTGAGTTATTAAGTCCTTTGTTTCAAAATAATAGCTTTGTGCCTGCATTCATTAATATTTAATTAATGAATACGTTCGATGAAGTGTTTTGGTAACTTGTTCTTAGCTCTTGTAACAACGTTTATGAAATTGCCATCGAGAATATATGTAGAAGAGTAGTCATTTTTACTTCTAGTAGACCTACCTGCTGCCTGTACAACTGCATTGAGCATTTTATTTTCATACCACTCCTTATCAATATCAAATAACTGCTTAATACGCTTGGATCCTAATGGTAGAAACGGTAGTTTAACAATTATCTGAAAACGAGCCAAATCATCCTTAAGATCTATACCATATACCATAGAAGGTGATACAAGAACGGTAGGATCCTCAGTCTCCATATGTTGCTTAAGAATGTCTTCATTAGTATTTTTGGTGTCTCGTACGAGTAGTCTACTGCTATTTACTCGATTACGTATAAATTCTGTAATTTCATACGAATGTGTATGAATTAATCCTTTTTCATTTGAATGGTGATTGAGAATTTGTTCAATTTGACTAGAAATACCCGGTAATACGTTTTTTAGATTTTTATAATTAGGTTTATATTTTGACGATATAAAAATAGGTGATTTTTTAGCATCAAAGTTACTACCAATTTCAATATACTCATAGTCTTTAATACCTAGTGACTTTGCAAAGTTTTTATGATCGATAATAGTGGCTGATACTAAAACCACTTTATCCGCAAACTTAAAAATATTATCTGTAAGAAAATCGGCTCTTAACGGTGTTATTAACACATGTTTTGAATCTACCTCAACAACATATTCACCTTTATTCCATAAAGATATAAGAGATGTTAAAGAGCGATGTAGGCTTTTAAGATAGCCGTATTTTATTTGCTCAGACTGTGTAAGTGTTATTGGTTTAGCTTTATTTGATGTCTTTGCAGTGAGTTTTTCTAACTCTTCATTAATAGTAATAGTTAATTCTGTTATCCAATTAAGAGCTCTTTGCTGATTATCAGTTACAAGTGTTTTATAACTGATATTATAATTATCTAATTTTTCGTATACAACCTCAGCGGAAAATTGTCTAATAAGCTCATCTTCTAACTCGGATGCTTCATCACATACAATAAAATTTTTACGCTTTACATGCTCTGGTAGTGCTAAAAACATTTTATAGTTAAGCGCTGTAAATTGTGATATAAGAGCTTGATTACGAGCGTTGTAATATGGACAACGATTTTCTATCCAACATTGATCTTTTATTTTAGGAGCAAATGTGCATGGAGCTAATTCGGTATCAAAATTATTATCAATATCACATTGATAGTTTGTTTTACCCTTTAAAATGGCTGTATCATTAAACAATCCAAGATACTGATCTTGAAGAGCTTTAGTAATAGTTAAGGCAAATGTACCGAAAGCTGGTTCTTGTGTACACTCATAACCATATGAATAACTGCCTTCAAAGTCTTTTTTATATGCATCATAACTCTCTATAAGTCTTACAAACTCCTTAGATGGTTCTGTACTTAAGTTAGCAAGCGTTCTGGCTATAAATGATTTTCCTGACCCCGTTGGTGCACAACATATTACTATTTTCTTTTTTGACTTAAATGCTTTTTCAATTTCATTAAGAACAGTTATTTGTCCGGTAGAAGGTATAAATCCGGATGGAAAATGCTCAATATATGTTTCAGTCACATATTGATTATAGCATGTCAATTCATTATTACAACTACCTTTTTATTAAACATTTTCGATGGTCTATTGAAGGTGATATTTTTAGTATTTGTTGATATTCTTATGTTATTAAGACAAAAACTATCAAGCGTATAATCAAACTCTAAACTGCTTACTGTAGCATTTGTTGTAAAAGGATATGGTATTTCATATATAAATCGCTTACTACTACGATCGGGTGTGGTAAGTGTAAAAACACAAAAGAAGTCTTTTACAGAAAATAAAATTAACTTACCACTTTTAAGAATTTTATTGTCAATTGTAAAAGATATATCTCTTAGTAAGAGAGGCTTAATTAATTGTTCAATGTTTTCTGTCGGTGTCATGAATTCATAAAGGTTATTTTTTGAACGGGATTCATACCTGCTAATTTTTCATTAAAGAATGTCCAAAATTCTTTATTAGCAGGTATTACTTGAATCAAATCGCATGCTGCCATATTAATACATCGGTAGTCTTGCATAAAAATGTCCCATGTTATAACAAGATTTTTTGCATTAGGATCAAATTTTGGCATATTAATGGCGCGCCTGTAATTAAGAGCAAGTCTACCTTCTGTACTGTTTAATAATGATAAAGAATTAGTACAGAGCATTCGTCTGGTAGCAGTTCCACCAAACTTAGGTCGCCTACGCAAAAATTTAATTTCTGCGACGTTGTTTAGTAGTAGACTTTTTATTGTGGCTAGCGACGCTTTCATTATCATCTCCTCTTAATGAGCAAATACCAAAAATACGTTGCTCATTAAGGAAAATTCCTCTCTTAAGCGTACCGTAATTATCAACATCTAAATTAGCTACTGGTACACCGAGATTGTTAGGAAAGCAAACATAATCACCAACTTTAGCATGCTTAACGTTAGGACCAGCAAGAATAACTTGACCAATTCGCCAAGCTTTTGTATCTGTATTAACAGGTACATGTAGACCATTACGGATAATACTTGTGCCATCTGTTGACTCATCAACAAACGTACAGAGAAGAATATCATCTAAAACGTGTTTAAGATTATAACCGTAAAATACTGAATTAAAAGAATTTTTCGGAATTGAAGAAAAGTCAATTAAGCTTTTCGGGACGGGACCAAGCATGTCAATATCAGCTACCATATACCTTTAATTATATTAGTTATTTAAAAATGCAATGTATTGTTCTATTTCTCTTTTTGAGAGTTCTAAGTTTGTTGCAAGTAAAGGAATATTTTCATCCTTGTCAATTTTATTTTCCTTTACCTTTTTTATATACTCTATTTTTTTAAAAGACATCTTTGGGAAGACTGCAGTAAATAGTGTTAGAAGATCTTTCTTATTATCAAATATACTGAGATATTTGTTTAATATATTACAATGCTTAGCGATTACAGGCGAATACATACTCAACCATCTATTAACTATATATGGTTGAAAATCAGATTCTTGATCTACTGTTGATAGACAATTATTTTGTTTTTTAAACAGGATATTACTTATAATATCAAATATTGTCATTAAGCAATTACTTTAGATGTTGCAATAAAGATATCCTCAACCATTGCATAAAACGTTTCAATAATATCTTTCATAAACTGCTCAGCCTCAGCGTTACCAAGCTTTGTAGAATATGCAAACGCTGGTGCTTTCTTACCAGCTTCAATATTAATACCGGTATGACCCAGAGCGACATTATTTTTTGAATACGTAATGCTCACACTGCATTTACCTTTCATCTGAGTAACACCGCCCTGGGTATGCTCCTTATGTACAATAAGATCATCTCCATCTACCTCGATCGGAGCTTTAAGATACTTACTACTAAGAATATTAGCAATCTGAGTATTAAGAAGACGTTGAAAAGCTACAGCACCGAAAGGATCAAGATTTGGAATCTCCCAGCAAAAATTAATTGCATCATCACTATAGATATAATCTGCGTTAAGAATATCTTCATTATCAATCATGCCCTCAGCTTCAACCTTCATAGGAGCACGAAACGCTACAATATTTCCAATCGGTAATGTATTCTTACGAAAGTGCTTATAGGCAAAGCGGGAATGAATAAGATCGCCGTCATATAGTGGTATATTAATAATCATAGTTAAATTATATGTGATGTATGCTGTGATTGCAAATGCATAAATGTTTTTTTAATACCTTCTTTTAATCCTATAGGATTAATTGGTAGATTAAATGTACCGATATATTTTGTATTCATACCTTTCTTATTAAGAATAATAGGAACTGTATATGTATCTAAACAATTTATAATATTTGCAATATTATTAAGTGTATATTTTTCTTTGTATACACAATTAATTGTTTTTTTTAATATTGTATTATCAATACAATATTCAACAAGTTTTGTTAAATCGTCCATATAGATAAAATCCATATATCTATTTTGATTTATTATGATTGGTTGTTTATTAATATAATTTATTATATTATTTTTAATAAATCGTGTATTCATTTCATTTGAATCAAATATACCATATATTCTTAAATTGTAAAACGTTTGTTTGCGTTCAACAAACGTTTTAATTATACTTTTACTCAAGCTATAATAACTTTCATATGGGTACTTTTCTATACCAGATCCAAAATTAATAAATTTTTTAAATTTATTTTTGTTTTTAACAAGATTAAAAAACATTTTAAGATTTGTTAATAAAACATTATTATTATTATCTTGAAAGCGACCACCTAATATACTAGCTGTATGCAATACAACATCAAATTGTTTATTTTTAAACCAATTATCTGTTGCAGTTTGATCTGCCAAATTAAAATCTTTGCGACCTATTGCTGTAATATTATACTTTTTTTGTAACGAATGTATTAATGCTGTAGCAATATAACCTGAACATCCAGTTATTAATACATTTATCATTTTACTTTTCTTTTATAAAATCACCAAATTCTACTAATATTGTACTCTTACCATCCGTTCTTGTTAATGCTTTAATATAAGCAGGCATTATATCTTCGGGCTCTTTTAGTTCTATTATTTCTATTGTCTTACACATAGATCTAAATGCATCTGTAAAATTGCCTTTGTGTTGATCTTGCGGATCGACTGGACGTTCACTACCAACAGCTACACGGATAATAACGTTGGGAGTACAACTACCATCTGACATTAATATAAATTTATCTAAATGATTTATTATTTGATCTGTTCCCATTAACAAAAAATTCCATCTTGGTATTAGAGATACAGGTATTAATCCTTGAATTGCTAAACCATTAGCAACACCACATTGTAAATATTCAGCTACTGGAAATTCAATTTTTTTATTATCAGGTACTTCAATTAAAGTATCGTACAATCCCGTACCACCATACTTTACTGCCTGTCCAATAAAAATTGTACGACTATCTTTGGCAAGATAGTTCATAGCTCGCTTTAATTCATTAAAATAATTCATATTTAAAATTGTACCCGCTGACCTGCACCTGCATGCGGGTATTTGGTATTCTCATATTGATAATATAATAAATTAGGCTGTTCGTATATACAATCATTTTTCATTTCTAATCTAAAGTCAGCTACTCTATCAATAAAATAGGGCACATCACGATTCCATGCTTCATCCGTTGGTGTTAATACAGAAAGTTTATTTGATTCAACAACAAATGTTATAGGTAAAGTATAATTTCTTGCATATTTGTATGCTTCATGAAAAGCACCTGTTTCAGCAGACATATCACCGATCCAACACCAGACATGCTCACTACTTTGTTGTAATTTAACACCTAGCGCTATACCAACTGCTATTGATGGAATACCGCCAACAATTGAACTACAGATAAACCTATAATCAGGTAGATTCATTATCATTGACTTACCTGAAATAATTTTTTGTTCAAGTAAATCAGGTGAAATGCCTTTTAAGAGAGCTTGATAATGATTTCTCCAAGTGCAACAAATCCAATCATTTGTAGAATTTATGCGTTTAAATATTTCAATCATTTTATCTTCATTGCCATAATAAAGATGTATAGGTGCTTTTATTTGCTTTTTATTAAATAAATCACCAATTTTAATTTCAAAATTTATTAATTGCTCAGCTGTCAGCATATGCTAATAGTATATTATATTAAGTAACAGTTTTCAAGCTACTACCATATAAATCTTTCTTTGTAATAATTGACAATATTTTTTATTTCAATATTAAATTTTTTTGTAGGCATCCAATTAAGTGATCTAAGTTTATTATCATCAAGAGCATATCGTGTATCCATACCAGGTCTACTATATGATAAGTCTAGATATTGCTCATAACCATCTAAAGTACCAAAATAGTTTTGTATGATTTGTTTAACTGTATCAATATTTGATTGCTCAAACCCACCTGCAATATTAAAAATATCGTTAGTTACACCTGAATTAATAATTGTCATAATAGCATTAGCTGTATCCTCAGCATGTAGCCAATTACGTATGGGTGTACCACCTTCATGTAACTGAATCTTGCGACCGAGTTCAAGATATTTTAATGTTTTTGGAATTAATTTTTCAACATATTGTCCACAACCGTAATTATTTGTTGGTCGAACAATAATATAATTTATATTATACGTTCTATTCCATGCTAATATTAACATATCCGCTGCTGCTTTGGTAGCAGAATATGGATTGCTAGGTTTAAGTAAATCTGTCTCTATGTGCGATCCGTTAGTAATATCACCGTAAACTTCATCAGTACTAAAATGTAGTAGTATTGGCTTTTTATTTGTTTCGTGTCGATAATTTTTAATTAACTCAAGTAAGTTGTGCACACCATCAATATTTGACTTTACAAAGTCTTTGCTATCTACAATTGAATTACCAACATGTGTTTCAGCTGCAGTGTTTATAATATAATCACATTCATATAAAAATGTCAATTCGTTAATATCGCAATTTGTATATGAAAAGTTTTTATATTTCTTAAATTCATCTAGTAAAGTAAGATTTGCTGCATATGTTTCTTTATCTACACCTTTGACATACCATCCACGTTCTAAACATTGTCGTGTTACATGTGAACCTATAAAACCTAAACAACCTGTAATGTATACTATTTTTTTCATAATTTATTAATATATAAATGTTCCGAAAAATCCGTAGCGTCTATATAGTGATTATATATGTTGTATATACTCTTATATCTACTGTTAGAATTAGAACATATCCAAAATTCACATTTGTGCCTTTCATCAAAAATTACAGGTCTGTCTTGTGGTAGTATAAGGGTGTTAATATGACTTGCTCTTGCCCACCAAAAATTTTGCGAATAATGATTTACAGGATCTGTAATAAATTCTGCTCCGCATGTATCATAGGTTTTTAAAAATTCTAAAGCCTCTTTGTATCTTGTAACGTTTTGATAAAGGTGATAACGTCTTACATCTTCTATCCAATTTATTTCTGGTACGTGTATACAGTTACTAGATCCTTTT